AAATGTTCGCACAACTTGGCGATATCATCTTTGAGGGTCCCTTCGGTTTCAATTCTTATGAAGCCAAAGGATCCGTTAATTATGCCCAGCATGACCTTATCAATGCAAAACCTATTCTGAAACCAACGGGCGGTAACCTGGATGAACTGACACTTGAAATTCGCCTCCGTGCCGAATTTGTTGATCCTACACAGGCGATACTTGCACTGGAAAAAAGCAGGGATGATTATGAAATACTTCCACTACTCAAAGGAACTGGACAATATGAAGGCGATTTTGTTATCACTGAAATTACCAAATCTTATGTACATGCATTGCCGGATGGCACGTTGATAGAAGCTGTATTACAACTCAGCTTACTGGAATATGTAACTGGCGATAAATTACAGCAGCAACAAACATCAGCACGCAAAAGAGCTTTTGCATTAGGAGATAAAAAACCGGTTGCCCTTAATATCGAACAGCAACATTCAATAGCGCAGTTAGCCGCAGGTGATCTCAGCGAGGTTCATTCTGAAGCCGCATTGATCGACCGGGAAGTTTCGCAATATGAAAATAATACGTCCCGCCGGCAGAGCATTGCCGGGCACATTCAGCGTGGGTTACAAAAAATGGATGATGCGTTGCAAACTTTTAATGACAGGCTGAACGAAATAACCATCCTTGATGATATTCAAAGCATCGTTTCAGTAGTAGCGGTGATCCGGCAAACGATCACCCAATTCACTTTTCCCATTACCAGCATTCCCGATTTGCAGGATAATAACCGTGACCTGCAGAATCTTATCCGGGCAATGGGTAGCAGCACTGCCCAATTAATAAATTTAGTTATAACAAGAGCAGCATGAATACTCAATTTATAGTTACCGAAGGTATGCGATGGGATACGGTTGCTTATATGGCATATGGCAAAGCATCACTGATGAAACCGATCATTGGGGCTAATCCTTTAGTGCCTATAACGCCCCGTATAATTGGCGGCACGGTCCTGTTAATTCCCATGCTCGATGATACGCAATCAAAAACCGACATTGAAAAACTGCCACCGTGGAAAAGATGAGAATACAAATTAAAAAAAATCTTCCTTCTCCCTCTCCGTTAGGAGAGGGTTGGGGTGAGGCGGACGGCGCATGAATCTCGAACCTGTATCATATAAAGTTACTTACAACGGAAAAGACATTACCCGTGATATTTCTGACCATCTTATATCTCTTTCGTACACTGATAAAGTGGAGGGCGAAAGCGACGAAGCTGAAATAGAACTGGAAGATAAAGATGCGCTATGGCAGAATGATTGGTATCCCAAAAAAGGAGATTCGATAGAGATACAGATCATTGATGGCAACAGAATACTTCCCTGCGGTAAGTTTTCTGTTGATGAAAAGAAATTAACATCCAGCCGGGATGGCGATACGTTCACCATTTCTAATATCGCCGCCGCCATTACAAAAAAAACACGGACAAAAAGAAGTGCAGCACATGAAAATAAAACACTCAGGCAGCTTGCTCAAACAATAGCCGATCGGCACGGTTTTAAAATTCAGGGAACTATTCCCGATATCCGCATTAGCCGTGTTACACAGAACCGCAAGGGTGATCTTGCTTTTTTAAGCACATTGGCTGCACAGTATGGGTTAGTGTTTTCAGTTCGTGATAAGATATTGACTTTTCACCTGCAAACGGAATTAGAGAAAAAAGCACATTCGCTCAGCCTCGATAAGACCGATACATCATCTGCAGAATTTATTGATAAGTCGGAAGATACCTATGAAAATGCAACAGTAAGTTATCACAACCCGGAAAGCAACGAAAAAATTGAATACACCGCCAATGCAGAAGATGTAAGCGATGATCAGGCTGGGGTTGAGGTTGCTGATGGTATTGCCGGTGCCGGCGCTAATGCGTTAGTGAGTAAGAAAGTAGTAAAGCCAGACACTCTTGTCATAAAAGAAAAAGTAGAAAATGTTCAGCAAGCAGAGGTTCAGGCAAAATCTGCACTCCGCAGGAAAAATACAAGAGAGCAAACCTGTTCCATCACTACCAAAGGGAATATTTTATTAGTAAGCGGCAATAATGTAGAGATTACAGGCTTTGGCCAGCTCAGCGGCATTTATCACATCACACAATCAACGCATAATCTGGCAAAAGATGGCGGATATACTACATCTTTCGAAGGGAAAAAAGTAAACTCTGTGGATGCAAGTAAGCATAAGCCCAGGAAAAAGAAATATAATAAATCAAGCGGCGTATTGGGTGCAGGAGCCGGTAGGCGCTTCAATGTATGGGACGCTGCAGGTGCGGCGGAAACGATAGAATTATAATATGCTCAGGTTCGGAATCATATCAGAAGTGGATGCAGACAAAGGCCAGGCCCGTGTAAAATTTGACGGTGAAGATGGCATTGTTAGCTATTGGCTACCTATATCCGTTCCAAAAACAAAGGAGGATAAATACAGTATCCCCTTTGATGTGAATGAGCATGTATGGTGCCTGATGGATGATAACCTGGAATACGGAGTGATCGGCGGCGCCATTTATGATACAGGTAATGGTCCGATCGGCGGCGCTGATGGTAAAGTGGCTGTGAAATTTACGGGAAGTTTACGGGTGGAATTTGACCGTAATTCTAAATCTTTATCCATCAATGGCCCGGGAGATTTAGACATTGATATTAACGGAACAGGCACAGGTAAAGTTAATATCAGATGCAACCAGGCCACCATAGAATCTTTGACAGGTATTGTAGAAGTGATTGCGCCGCAGGGAGTACTCTTCACATCGCCAACGGTAACTGTAACAGGCCAATTAATTGCAGCATCTATTGCCATTACAGGCAGCGGGGCCATTACAGGCGCCGGAAGTATTAGTGTATCAGGTACCATCACGGGCGGGCAGGTAATGGAAGGAACGATCAGGCTGGGCACACACAAACATACCGGCGTTACAGTCGGCGGTGGTATAACCGGCACACCAACACCATAACGAATGAAAGCATTATTCCCTGATATAAAAACAAATAACTGGCAGATAAGTACCGTTGGCGTTGGTTACATCGCAGAAGGGTTGGCAGATATCAGGCAATGTTTGAATATCCTGCTTCGCACTGCCAAAGGAAGCGACCCGCTACGCCCGGAATTTGGATGTGATATTTTCAGGTTCATTGACCGCCCACTCAATTTCGCCATTCCAAATATCAAACGGTCCATCATCGAGGCCATTGAAATTTGGGAGAAAAGAGTAACGCTGAAAAGGATCACACATGAAATTGAAGTCAGCCATGTCCGGTTTAAAGTAGTCGTTGCATTGGTAGATGGTGAATTGCTCGACCTTATTTTGGTTTATCTCAACGGTGGTTTTGTTCCGGCTGATGAAACAGATACAGGCTCTTTGACATTGTTTGCGTTGTATCCGCCAAACCCGAATAACAGGCGATATAATATCAGCCTTGTATTGAATAATGTGGCTGCTACACCAGCGCCGCCGGCAGGTGGTTTCGGCACTCTTCCACAATTGATCGAATGGGTGTTTGCAAATTGGAGTTCTTATGGCCATTGGGAAAAAACAGGTGATCGGCTCATTTTACATGCCAATCACATTTATACAACCGGATCGATATCAATTTCGCTGGCCATTGATAACAGGTTCTTTGCAGTTATCCCGTTGCTTGATTTGGGACAGGGTTACGCCTTCTCATTTTCTTCGCCACAGATACCGGTAGCCTATGGTCAATCATTCGCTACAATGGGTGAAATGCTATTATGGGCACAAACTCATTTAAGTGCTTACGGTATATGGTTAATAGAAACAAATCCTGCACATGGAGGCGATTTTGATCTGTCTGACTTTGATTTATCAGATTTCGATGCGGGTTCAGCAGCTCTTTACTTACTTGTTTTAATGACACACGTTTTAGATGCTGCTACTATTGAAGTGACGGCAGTATAAAAAAATATTATGGCTGATAAGATACAATTCATAACACTTGACCCGGATGGCGTGGTTGCTTCCCTGGTAACAAAGTACGAACTGCTTACGGGCAGGACGTTACAACCTGCCCAGGTGGAGAGAATTGTTTTCAATGCTATCGGCTACCGGATTTCATTAGTTGAACAGGCTATTAACGAAACTGCCAATCAGTGTTTTGTAGCATTCGCAAATGGCCAGGCATTAGAAGAGTTGGGAAGGCCGCTGGGTGTATATCGTTTACCAGCATCCGTTGCTACCTGCACATTGAGATTAACGTTAGTATCCGGTCATGGCGATCTCAGCATTCCATCAGGGTTAAGAGTTCAGAGTACAGATGGACAGGTTGTATTTAAAACCACGGAAACAAAAGATGTACTGGCCGGAGATGATGAAGTGGATATAAAAGCTGAATGCACATTGGAAGGTGAAGTGGGAAATGGATATGCACCCGGTACGATCACTGTGATACTCGATCCGCAACCTTACCTGGTATCTGCTACCAATCTCGATGAAACAGCAAATGGCGGCGATGCAGAAACAGATGATGAATTAAGGCAACGTATTTTTTTAGCCCCGGATAGTTTTTCCGTGGCAGGTCCCAAAGGGGCTTATAAGTTCTTTGCAAAATCAGCACATCCCAATATTGTAGATGTGGCAGTAACGATCGGGCATGATCTGGATGCGGGTCCCGTGGATGATCTTCCAAATGTGATACCCGGGCAGGTTGATATATTTCCATTGATGGAAGATGGCGATCCTCCCGACCAGGAAATTATAGATGCTATCATGGCCATCTGTAATGATGAAAAAGTAAGACCGCTTACTGATACAGTAGTAGTAAAGGCGCCGACAAAATTGGAATACGCCATTGCAGTTGATCTTCTTTTGTTACCCACCGCTGTGCAGGTTGATATTGTAGCATTGGTTACAGCTAACCTGGAAGCCTACCGGGACGCACGGAAACACAAATTAGGAATTGATGTGGTGATAAGCCAGATCGTTGCAGCCTGCATGGTACTGGGTGTTTACAAAACCACCGTTACATCGCCGGTTGCTGATGTGGTAGCGAAAGCAAATGAATTTACAAGTTGCACGGGTATCACCGTAAATGTGACAGGTACCCATGATGCTTAAAGAAGATACAATATTACCGGACAGCGTGGCCATCTTCCCGCATTTCCTTGCCTTTGACCTGGCAGTAGGAGAATACCTGGAAGAAATGAAGTTGGAGCTCTTATTGATTTATTTTATTGACCAGGTAGATGCAAGAGCATTACCGATACTGGCGGAGCAGTTTGATGTATTAGGACATAAAGGTTTCAGGCTGGCCACCACGGAGCAACAGAAGCGGGATGTTTTAAAACGGGCCATTGAGTTTCATAAGTACAAAGGAACAGTGTGGGCGGTCCGTGAATCTTTGAAAAGTGTGGGGTTTCATGATATCGTTATTACGGAGCATGTGGCCGGACATTGGGCCAAGTTTAGTTTAACGATAGCAAACCAGCAGGTGATCCTTACCGATACCGGTTTTGCCGACATCATCGCAATGGTGGAAGAGTATAAGAATGTAAGAAGTTTCCTGGTTGGTGTGAATGTGATCATTGCCGTGGATGATATTGTAGAATTTGGTGAAGAGGAAACCAGTATTGAAGAGTTGATAAGTGCAGAGGATACTATTTATTTAAGCAGTTCATTGTTCTATGATGGCACGGCAGATTACGATGGCACACATGATCATAGCGGTGAAGCGGATGTAATATCGATAACACCATAAAATATTTATCATGGTACTGACAGCGGGAAAATTAAATGTAGAAGATCTTTTAGGTGGCGATCCTGCCGGTAAATTAATAACCAAGATCGGTGTAGGTACCAGCAACACGCCGGCGGATCCTGCGGATACAGCATTGACAGGCGCCGTTATTAAACCCGTTACAACGGTGAATTATCTCGCAAACAATATTGTAGAGTTCCAGGCAACGCTGGCCGACAGCGACCCGGCCATGACCATTGAAGAAATGGGATTATACAACGATGATGATGTGCTGGTGCATCGCAAAGTAATTCCATCAAAAGTAAAAGTGCTCGGGGTAAGTTATTCACTGAGCTATAAAGTTAAAATAGTCTGATCATGCCTACCAATTACACTCCCAATAATACTTTTCCAACCGTGCAAACGGTGGACATTACCGATCCTGTGCTGGGTGGAGTAAGTGGCGAAAGCAATGTGCCGATAGAACAATTAGCCGATCGTACTCAATACCTGTATAACAGGCTGGGCAGTTTTTTGGGCCAAAAGATCATTACTGCCGATGCAGCAATAACAGCAGCCGATATCTTTAAATTGATATTAGCTGTAAAAAATAACAATCTCACACTTTCCCTCGATCCGGTTGCCAATTTCGCTGTAGGCTCGAGGCTTAAAATAAAAGCAAAGATCACGGCATCATCCGGGAAGGCCGCTAAAATATTGCCCGATGGCACTGAAGTTATAAGGGATGGAAATGTAAATAATTCATTATTGTATCTCTGCGATGGCGAAGAAATTATTTTGGTAGCAGCCAATGATGATGCAGCCGGTGCAGGTGTTGCTATCTATTGGGAACTAATTGAACCAAAAGGAAATTTTGATAAAGTAGGTCAGGATAAGTTATGTCGTTTGCAACCACGAAATACTGTTATAGCAAATGGATGCAACCCGGAAACCCCGGGATCCTTATTGGTTCGTGCAGATTATCCGCGGTTATGGGCTGCTGTAAGTGCGATAGCCATTGCAGATGCCACATGGCTTTCCGATATCCGTTACCAGGCTTTCTTTTCAGTGGGGAATGGCAGTACCACTTTCCGTGTTCCCGATTTGCGTGGCCTGTATCAGCGTGGGTTGGATTTAAGCCGCGGCCTTGATCTGAGCAGGTTAGATGCATCTGTAGGTGGATATGAGCCGGATTCAATTAAACAACACAACCATGCCCTGCAGTATTACAGGAACGATAGCGCCGGCGGGGCTCAGGGTAATACTTATTACGTTAACAATGATAATGGCGCCATCCCGGTAAGCGGATTAACAGTGGCCAACACCGGCGATGTAGAAACAAATGTAAAAAACCACGGGCTTATCCCGGTAATATTCTATTAATATGAAAAAGATATATTTTGTTATTCTGGTATTGTTGCTGGCAAGCGATTTAAAATCGCAGAATCTTTCCACGGTTCCCAACTTGCAAATAACGGTTGATGATAGCCTGCAGGCGAACAAGCAATTGAAGGTTTCAATTTTCAATAAGCTATTTGGAGGAGTTATAAAATTTTTACCGGATATCGTTCAGGACACAGCCGATGTGATCACTAAGAATCATGGTATGTTTCGCTGGCAGAGAAAAGATAGTGTCACTTATGTATATGATACTATTGGTTACAAGAGGTGGAGGCCCGCGCTTGGTAGTGTTGGTGCAAGTTATGTGCCCACATCACGAACTATAAGTACTACCTCGCCATTGACAGGCGGTGGCGATCTGAGTGCAAATAGAACGATTGGCATTTCCCAGGCAACTACATCAACCAATGGATATTTAAATAGTACAGACTGGAATACATTTAACAACAAGCAGGCTGCATTGGTAAGCGGAACAAATATTAAAACAATAAACGGCTCTTCAGTTCTCGGAAGCGGGGATTTCGTGGTCTCCGGTACAATAGGATTATCATCAGCAGACACTATTTATTTATTATGGACGGGGCAATCAAATGCAGGGGGGTTTAATTTAGGCGACTATGATACTACAAGCAATCCAAAAGTACAAGCATGGAACACCGTTACAAATACATGGGTTATTTTAAGACGAGGGCAGTTTCCGATGGGAACATATACTCCTGGTGTATCATGGTCAACAGGCGGATTTGGTCCTTCACACGATACTGCAGCAGGCTCATTCTTTTATTTTGCTAAAAGATTACAGGAAAGGACAGGAGTATTTATAAGAGTGTTTATGTTTTCATGGGGATCGAACACAATTAATAATTGGATTCCCGCAGGATCAACCAATTTTTCTACAATCACATCAGAGATAGCCGCAGCCGGTTCACCACATATTTCATTTATGGCATGGATGCAAGGGGAATCTGATGAATCAACAATGGTTGATACTACTTATAAGGCGAAAGTTGATACATTGGTTCAGCAATTAGACGCTCAAACATGGTTTGGAAAAGACGTACCAATATTTGTCATTACCTGTTATGGAGGAAGTGGTACATTATTTCACAGGATGAACCACGTGCAAAAAGCCTACGCAAGCGGGTTATATGATAAAAGATATACATTGATTGATGCAACAGATGAACCAGATATTGGCGATCATACCCATTTCACGGCACAGGCTCAATATAACATTGGTAACAAAATTATTCAAACTCTTTTTAATAAAGATATAACTGCTAATAGTTTTCGATTAGCCGATTCAACAGAACGTGAAAAGTTTGTAACACATACTCCAAATTTAAAGAAAGGATTAGTTCTTCGTGACACAACCGGCTCCTATAAAGGATTTACATTCTTTATGCAGCCGATATTTATGAACAATGGCAGTAATTCTTTAGCTGCTGTTTTGGCTACAACGGATAACCAGGTCGCAAAATTAACTTCTAATTCAGGCAACTCAACCACAGCCGACCAGGCAGGATTTTCAATTCAACATGAAATAGGAATTAACATTAATGCTGCCCTGAAATTTATAAACGGAAATTCATCCACAAACGGTTATGCGGCAATCTATACATCGGGAACAGAAAAAGTAAGATTTGCAAATAACGGTGATGTAGATATAACAACAGGTCGTTTAACTGTTCCATTTAATTCAAGTAATACTGCGATTAATGCAGGCTCTATTGGGATACAACCATTTGCAGTTAATAATGGGTTTATAGCTGAAAACGCAAAATATAATAGCGGTTTTGTGTATGTCGCTAATGGGAAGGCTACTCTTGAATATTTAACAGGCGACATTGATTTTCAAACTGCACCAAATGGGTCTGCGGGAGCAGCGGCTACATTTACAAGCAGGTTTTTTATAAAGAATACTGGGGAAGTTGGTGTAGGAACAGGTTCCCCGTCAACATATTTGGATATAAATGGAGATAAATTTCGTGTGAGAACAGAAAAAACCCCATCATCAGCCAGCGATACAGGAAATAAAGGGGATATCTGCTGGGATGCAAGTTATATCTATATCTGTACTGCTACGAATACATGGAAAAGAGTAGCAATAACTACATGGTAGAACAAATTAAAATAACACTTTTTATAAACCTTTAAAAGACATACAATGGCAGCAGGGAAATGGAAATTGTACGCAGACGCTAAAAAGTATTTGGCGGATGGCACGTTTGATCTGGATAATACAAGCAATTGGAAGATGGCTTTATTCTTATCTACTTCAAATGCAGAAACACTTACAACCGGAACGGATGTTTACGGCGATCTGACAAATGAACACGCTAACGGCAACGGGTACACAACTGGCGGTGTTGCATTGACTAACCCGACCTGGACAAATTCAAGTGGCACAATGACCTTTGATATTGATGATGCCGTATGGACAGCTTCAGGAGGTTCGATAGTAGCAAGATTTGCGGTCATTTATCAGAATGCAACATTAAACAGCATTGTTAAACCACTGCTTTGTGTTTCATTATTAGACACAACTCCTGCAAATGTGACAGCAACAACAGGGAATACGCTGACTGTAGCAATAAACGCTTCAGGGGTATTTACATTAAGCGGCGCAACAAGTGATTAATGGTAAAAGCAAGATTGATAATTGAAGTAATGGAAGATGACAAGGTTTATGTGACCGGTCCGCTTGATAATAAAAAGTTGTGCCGGGCCATGTTAGAAGAGGCGATTGAAACAGTGGAAAAATTTAAACCGGGTCAACTTGTTTTACCAGATAAAAAAATATTAGATGGCACTACCGGCATTTAGGGCAGCATCAGCAAAAGCAGCTGGCACAACAGGCGCCACGGCGGTTAATTTACCGGCGGGCCTTGTTGCGGGTGATATTGTCATTTTGGTTGCTACCACGATTGCAGGAGGATCCATTACTATTTCAACTGCTGGTTCGATTTCATGGACTGAGATCACATCAGGCGGGTTAGATGTTACCGGCGGCGAGAAGTTATACGTTTGGTGGGGTAGATACGTTTCAGGATCCACAGGGCCAAGTGTTACTCCCGGGAGTGATCACGTTTGCGCCGGCACCGTTGCTTATTCTGGCTGTGTGCCGACTGGATCTCCGATTGGCGTTTCAACTACAGGCACAGAGATAACATCAGACCAGTCTTTTTCCTTTGTAACAGGGCTTACAACAGGCGAAAATGATTGTATGTGTATCTGTATCTGTACTCAGGGTAATGATTCAAATACGGCAACCATTGGCAATATGACGGATGCCAGCTTAGCCAGCCTTAACAACCGGCAGGATTTTTCAACTAACTCTGGTGGAGGTGGTGGCTTCTCATTACAGGATGGTACATTGGCAACGGCTGGTGGTATGGGTACTTTTGCAAGTACATTATCAGCATCAAGCCCGAAGGCTTATATTGCCTTTTCACTTCGTCCAACAGTTTCAGTGAGTGTTGCTTCGGGTGTTGGGTCTTTAACATTGACAGGATTTGCGGCCGTTATAGCATTAAAAATAATAGCAGATGCAGGGGTATTATCATTAACAGGCTTTTCACCACAGGTCAACTTAAAGATAATTTCCGATGTTGGAGCAATGTCACTGATCGGGTTTGCTCCGACAGTAACAATACCAAATAACCAAACAGTATCTGCCGGTGTTGGTGTGTTAACTACAACAGGATTTGAACCCACGGTTACAGCGACACAGAATCAAACTGTTTCTTCAGGAGTTGGTGCATTGAGTTTAACCGGCTTCGCTCCAACTATATCTATTTCTGATAATCAAATTATTTCAACTGCAGCAGGGGTGTTGTCTTTAACCGGGATGGCGCCACAAATAAATCAAAGTATAATCGTTGATGTTGCTACTCTTGATGTGAATGGATTTACTCCCGTCATTTCCGTATCAGATAATCAAACAATCTCTACAGGTGTTGGGGCTTTAAACCTGACAGGGATGGCACCACAGTCGAACTTGTCTATAAATATTGATCTCGCTTCGCTTACCCTGGATGGATTATCTCCACAAGTAAATGAACAAATCAATACATATTTTGGGTCATTAGTTCTTACTGCTTTTGCACCCATTGTATCAGCATCTGATCATCAAACGGTTTCCATCGCAGTTGGTTCATTGGTAATATCAGGATTTGAACCGGTTGTTACTACAGATGCTGGTAATATAATAGTTGAACCAGGTGTCGGCACATTAAGTTTAACAGGGCTTACGCCTGGTATTAATTTACAAATCAATACCACTGCTGGTATTTTAGATTTAAACGGGTTTGCCCCTTCCGTTGCTATTACAAATAATATTACAAGTTCGCCGGGCACTGCTGTATTAACATTGACAGGATTCTTGCCTTCAATTGATAATGGTGGAAACGGATTGGCTGTAACGGAAACCGGGGAATTAATTGTTACAGGGTTTGAACCAACAGCCATTTTTGATATTACAATAATAAAGGCTGTGAGCGGGGTTACTGTTTTAATAAACAGTGTGAGTGGAACTAATGATTTAATAAGTGATGAATCGGGAACGCTTACTCTTATTAATAAAGAGAGTAAAATAAAGTCTATTTCATTATGAGCCATAAAATATATAAAGGACAAACGCTGGCGCCCATTGAGCTGGATACGGGTTATGATCTGGCAACGGCAACAAACCAGAAGATCCTTTTCAGAAGGCCGGATAAAACAACCGGGGCATGGGTGGCTACCATCACCGGAACGAAGTTGAGATATCAGTTACAGGCCGGCGATATAAATGCAGTCGGATACTGGACGGTCCAGAGTTATTTTGAAGTTGATGGCAAGAAAGCCTATGGAGATATCATAACTATACTATTTGAACAACCTAATGAATAAAACAAAAAAATTATGCCAGCAGTAAAAAAAACAAAAGCAGTAATACCATTGACAGATCGTGTCATCCCGGGCATAACCTGGAAAGTAATTATTACGGTCATCACTGCAACTGCTGCAGTCGTGATCATGTATTTTTCCATTATCTCTAAAATTAATAACGGGTCCGGTCAAAGCAAATTGAATTTCGATTTATTAACTGAAATGAAGGCAGATAAAAAACAGGAAGAAATTGATAAAAAGGAATCCGACCGGATTCTTAATATCAGGCTGGCAGATATAGAATTGAATCAGCGGGAAACAAAGATCCGGCTCACTAATCTTGAAACAAGGATACCGAAATAATTTTTCACTATAAACCAAAAATCATGAAAAACTTTTTTGAATTATTCGCCAAGAACGTAAGAAGTATTTTGGCGCTATCAATTATTTACTTGGGCTTCGCCTACCTGTTCACATTACTATTTGTTCCGATTCCGCCAAGTAACAAAGATGCCGTAATGCTATCGGCTGGATTTGTTTTGGGCATAGTTGTCGGAGTGGGTAATTATTATTTTGGTTCTTCAAAAGATAAATCAGATGTAGATAAAGCGGATTCTGATATTGATAAAGTGAAAGCGGGCATAACCGTGAATCCATCTGTCTAAAGAAATAAAACGCATTGACATGAAAATACGTAAACCCCATGGCCCTTATTTCTGGCTGATTGCCGGGGCGGTTCTGGTTTCGATAATGGTGACTATTATTCTATTGACAGGATGCACTTTGAAATAAGTAATTAATTCACTTTAAAATAAATTTTATGCCAAACAAAGATGGAACAGGTAATGCCTTAGATGGCATCAAAAGAATCGGAGTTGTACTTGTGTACTTTGTACTCCTGTACTTAACTGGAAATTACATTGGCTATTGGTGGCTGATGATGCTGGTGGGTGGTATTGGAGCATCTGTACTTGCAAAATTATTCACAAGTGCAGCATGGAAAGATACATGGCTATGGGCTATAATTGGGGCCGCTGCTGGGTTTGGATTTTATTTAGCGTTATGACCTTCACCTTCCATAAAGGAACACACCGGGCCTGGCCATTGTACTGGTTGCACTGGTGGTTATTGCTGATCAACCCTGTTACTATTGGCAGACGGGTAACCTTTTCCTTCAGCGCCAAATATAACTTGCATGACGATGATCAGGCCGATCACAATAAATTATTTGGCATCAGCTATTCTTTAAGCCCGCATCGGAATAGTGCAAGATTCGGATGGCGATTTGACCCGGGTAAAAGTAAGTTCATTCTTTCAGCTTATTGTTATCTCAACGGGGAACGAATAATGGAAGATCTCTGTGAAGTGGTAGCCGGCAGGAAATATGATTGTGTGCTGATGATTACCAGTAGCGAATATCTCTTCCACGTAAAGCAGGTGGATAATGGGAATGTGTTTGCCCGGACGGCTATATCAAAAGGCCATCGCAAAAAGAATGGGTACCTGTTGGGTCCTTATTTTGGAGGCAACCGGGTAGCGCCAAACAAAATGACCATTCAAATGAAAAGGATTTAATTAAAGACTGTTTCTCATATAGCAGTTAGTTTTGGTTGCGTCCCCTGTTTCTACAGGGGACTTTTTATTCAGGCCATTTAGTTTCTGCACCTGCAGGTCAACCTGGTCATCTGTTACATGATAATATGTACGGGTACTGCGGCGGTCCTTATGTCCTAATATTAACCGGGCCTTCTCTTCGGGCACATCCATTTCAGACAGCAGGAAGCCCATAGTGTGCCTTCCCACATGCGATGTAAGATTGATCGGGATATTGGTTGCCACGGCTATCACTTTCAAAAAATCATTAAATGAATTCAGCGACATCTGCAGGGGAAATTCTTTTGTCCTTTCAATTATTTGTTGCAGCCGATCGTGCATTTTATAATTTACCTGCTCACTGAATTTATTATACTGCATAACGAACCGGCCATTCTCTGTATGCACATCCGGGTTGAATCGCATGGCATCAGAGAATCGCATCCCGGAGTAAACCATCAGCATGAATTTGATGGCTACTTTCTTTAACGTCAGGTTGGTGTTTTCGTTTTCGATCAGTTCATGGATCCTGTTACAATGCTCCACCTGCAGGTGCGGTTTGATGGTATCGGTATAAACTCCACGGTCAAATTCTTTAAAGGGGTTAGCTTGTATAATACCACCTTCTTTCATCGCTTTATTGATCATGGTGTTTACAAATTTGAATGTGCCCCAAATGGTATTCTTTTTATTTTTGAGTTTTTCCTCCATGTGTGTTTTATAATCCCGCAAAAATTTTACATCGATATCAGCGAACAATACCGGTTTCCGGAAGGATTCCAGTTTACTACAATGGCTTTCCATTTTTGCTTGTGTGCCGGCATTGGTATAATCCTGCTTTATCCGTTGCTTGCAATATTGAATAAAATCTATGTGTTGCCGATGTCCCAGGATAGCTTCTTTAACGTGCCGGGAATTTAATGTCACGCCCATCAGTTCTTTTTGCAATAGCGAGGCTTCCATTTGTTGCAGTTGCCGGTGCAGGTTACTATTTATAAGTGCTGCATTGGGAGCTGATGGCGCCACACGGCGGAGAATAGTGTTCCAATGGTAGTGCAGGATCTTATACCCGGTACTTTTAGAAGCTACTGGCTTTCGGTTGAAGTATCCGCGAATGATGATAGTAGCAAATGGAGCTCTTATTTTGAGCTGTGCAAGAATGGAAATGTTATTCATACAGTTATTATTTTAAGGGTGTCGCGGGGGTGTTGCATAGGTGTCGCAATCATGGTCGTAAAGTGCCGCCAATTACCGCACGTTGCCAGATAAACGAGGTTCACCCACCTCCCTTAAATGCAGGATGGTCGCTGAAAGTGGCGACCATCCTGCATTTAACTGTATTTTATTAAGTGATCCCGCAGGGATTCTCTTATATGCAGTAATATAGCTGATAATCAAAGACCTAATTTCAATGAGTGTTATCATGCGATTCTGAATCGCCGTTTGCTAAACCTTTTTAGCAATTCCGGCACCTTGTGATCAAAGATCATTTCATCCGCTGTTACCTGGTAAAAAGTAACCACCGCTTTCAGCATTTCAATCTCCATCGAATTTTCGTCTGTCTCCCATTTACTATACCTCGACCTCTTGATGGCCAGCTCCGGGTACCTTTTGTTGAAGGCTTTACAAAAATCGGGTTGGGTCCATCCCTTTCGGCTGCGTAACGCTGTTAGTTTTTCGCCAATGGTCATGATCTCTTAGCTCTTGTAAAATATGTAAGCATTCCAAGTATAATATCGCCGGCGACCCAAATAAATATGATTACCAAAGCCCCAATTCCTGTCCCTATTTCAGCGCCTGCTTTCTCATCTTCATTTTTTATAGTATCAATGTGTGAGCTGGCATCACTCACACCGCCAATTAGCCAGATAAGCATTCCGATGTTGAATAAAATGAACATCCATTTGATTATTTTACCCATTGGGCTTCTTTGCGGTTTCTTTTCCATTTGATAGGTTTTAAAAGTTGATCTCAATTAACACTATTTTTTGAATTCCTTCGTTACATTTATTCCCCACCTGTGTAAACTCCATCCCCGAGCTACCTGCGGCCGCTAAGCCAACCAGCATGAACCAATGTGCCGAACATATTTCAATGTGCGCTACATGCTCCCATCCGTGCCCGTTTTCTGAATTACCAAAAAAGTATCGGCTACAACTTTGTTTGCTGCATCCAGTGCTTTCGAAGGATCCTTCCCCTGCATTGTCGCTGTTTCGGTCACTGTTATCTGCAAAAGAGTTTTCAAATGCGCCTGGCTTATCCGCTGGCCCATCACCAGCTCAGTTAAACTGACAGTTATTATTTCATCTTTTTTTGCATTCTCTTTCTCCAAAAGGGCTATATATTTTTCTTTGTAATCGAGCCCATAAGCGGCTGATGAATCATTAACCAATGATTCTGTGAGTTCACGTGGAACATTTGTACCATATTTTAACCCGGTCCCATGTAAAATCCAGTCCCTTCTAACCATATACTTTTTTTCCAGTGCAGACAATATACTGTCAGTAATAGTTTTTTGTACTTTTAATATCTTTGAAAGATAGGATGGGTCTGCATTTATAGACAATGCGAAAGCTCGTTCACTCTTTAATTTTTTATCATCAATTACCTCTTGTAAGCGCTTAGCGATGGCCTTATCGTCAAGTTTTGGCATTGATTTGAATCAAGTTTATTAAAAATAGTTTAATAAAAGTTTGGAATTAGTCCAAACAATTCCATACATTTGTTTCAACAATAGTTTAAACGAATATATGAAACTACGACAAACAATAATACAGCGGATATTAGATAAGAACAGTCCATTGAGCCTTCTGCTCGCATCGGCGCTTGACTTTACGCAGACGTGGATAAGGGAGCTGGCGAATGCCAACAAGGTAAACGGTCCCCTTACCACAGCGGCGGCCATAGTCGTAATTAAAAAGGACATGGGAATTTTTGATGATTCAGAAATATTGGAGAAGGCGGACAGTGTAGCGGCTTAACATAGCGATTTAAAGTCGCAAAATTAACATCATTTTCAGCACACCACCAAAATATAAATAAACCAGAACCATGATCAAACCCAGCCTGGACACTCTGATAGAGGACGTTGATCTTGAAGTTGACAACGAGACTTGTTCCCTGAAAGAATTCATTAAGACAAATGCGATTGAAGAGCCACAGTGTAGCTGTGAAGAGTTGATAGCTGTATTGTCCTTGAAGGTTGGTGAAACTGTCCATGTAGGTGCGGTAGATGTAAAGCGTATGATAAAATCCAAACCAGTAAAACCAAACTAATAACCTAATATGCAATTTTACCCATCTGTTTTCTCCCCTGAAGTAAGTGAGTATATGACCGCCAATGGTTACAAACTTGTCAGCGATGATAAAGACCTGGGCGTGCTAACCTTTCGCCGTGGCGATGTTGGAGTTCTATTCTGGCAGGATAAAATAGAGCGCCGAATCATCAGCCCGGACAAATCAAAAGTTACCAGGATGCTGAAATCATTTAAAGGCTTTGATGGTAAAAATATTTTTCACCTGATGCTGATACTTCACCTGATCGATGCGGTGAACCTGAAAGATGTGAAAAAGGAAGTGCGGAGTATGGTTGGTGAGGATGCTAATTGTTGTATTACAGAACTTATAAAATAGTTAATCAATGGTTTGGGAAACTGAAATGAAAAAATTCCGGCAGGAAGTAAGGGAAGAGTTCAACAGTATAAAAAAGTTGATCTGTGGAAAAAATATTGTTGGCAATTGGATAACGCAGGAAATGGCCGGCATAATGATCGGTGTAAAGCCCAGGCAATTACGAAATCTGAGAATACATCTGAAAGGAAACAAACTGATGGGCTGCATTAAGTGGAGAAAGGGTAAGGGCAAATCTGTACAATATTGGAAACCTGATCTGGAAAAGTACCTAAACGAAATAACTGTAGGATGATACCTGTACCTGTTTTAGTAATCTGCATTGGTTGTGTGTGTTTGGCAACGTTGGTCATTTCACTTTTAATTGTTTCAAAGCCATGAATGTCGAAGTAATTATAAATGGGAATCTGGCTTACGCAACTGTAACAGACCTGGGTGATATGTCAATTGATGCTACAAGGGCGGAAAATCAATTTAACGCGCAGTTGTTGAGGCGATGTGGAGTAGAAGTTCAGGTGCAGATCACCGGTGTGCAGAGCAAAATGAATGAGCCTGGCTTTATAGAACGAGGTTAAAATTTTTCATAGGCAGATAATGGTGGCGGCCCCGCTGCGGTTCGGGCGGGGCTTTTTTTAAACAAAGTTCTTTTTACCAATGGCGAATAGTAAATGCCGGGATTAAAAACAAAGAGCGATAAGAGGTCCCGGCACATCGCTCCGTAGAGCAGCGGTAGCTCGGAGGGCTCATAACTCTCAGGTCGGCAGTTCGAATCTGCCCGGGGCAACAACACTTATTGGACAGTAGGTGAAGTGCCTGAACTATACATCAGGATTACCGGCCACGGGGAAATCAGTGGCCCGAAAGGAATAAAAGTTCTTTGAAAAATATTGCAGGTGACGTACGGGCGGATGATGAATATCGGGCCAAGTCCTCGTTGAGCAACCCGATTCCTTCTCATACAGAACCGAAAGCCTGCAACCGTAATCCCAACAATCAAAAGGTTGTGAAGTAATTCCCAACCAACATGACAGAATGATGGTACAGCTTATGTGCAGCCTACAGGTCAGGCACTGTAACCTGGAACAGTCTGGAAAGCAAGCTTGGAAACCCGACAGACACGGGAGGGAGTTAATGCGCTAAACGGCGAAGGCCATCGAAGCAAATGGCGGGGCAGTGGTAATACGAAGCTGCCCCGTTTTTTTAAACAGTCTTTTATTTTTTAACTATAAACAAAAGGAGGCAACGTGAACACAGCCAACTTTCTCCTTTCATTAATCAAACCTGTTTATGAACACACCTGATGAATCAGCAGAATGGGTAATAAAAATAATTGACAGTTGTCAGAATGGATTTCATTTAGACTGCGCCCGTAAGCTGGTTGACTGTTTCAAGGAAAGATATGGTGACGGAGGATCATACCAGAAGATCATGGAGAAACTGGTAGCTAAAGAACCGATGATAATAATAATTTGAAAATCTATTTTTCCCAATGCAGACCGAAAAACTTTACACCCCTTATTGCATAAGAACATACATCGGTGAGTATATCAACATTGCCAGGATGGATGCAGTACAGGTTTTTCCAATTGATATAGCCTACGGCCTTGCCCGTGAATGTCGATTCGGAAATCACACAAAGGAATTTTACAGCGTTGCTGAGCATAGTGTTTGGTGTATGCTGAAAGGGCAGGAACTATACCCTGATGATAAAGCCCTTCACTTCCGATTGTTGATGCATGATGCACACGAAGCGTACCTGGGGGATTGGTGTACACCGATGGTGGAAGCTATGAATGATATGTATCCGGGCGTATTAAGTGCCGTGAATGTTACAAAGAGAATAGTGCAGGCTGCTATTAACACAAGGTTTGGAATCAGCATTAATCCGATGGACTGCCCAAAGGTGAAAGAGATTGATCGCCTGGCATTGGAGTGGGAATGGGAAAACAAAGTATTGCGGCATGTGGGGCTGGATATGGTAGATGATGAAAGTGCAGCAGATTACTGGCTTACTTATTTTAAAAAGTTCGTAAAAATCCCGGTCGCCATAAGTGCATGAGTGTAGCTACCGCCATAAAAAATACTTCGTCATTGATGCCGGTTATGCAGACTGAGTTGTTTGTAATGGGACGGTCCAATTATGTTGACTTCCTGCATTTCAATACAAAGTGTCCGCAGGTGTATTTGTTGTTTGAAAAATTTGCCTTTCAGTTAATAGCTGCGGGTCACACAAAGTTGGGAGCAAAGATGATACTGGAAAGGATCCGTTGGGAGATAAGCATCGGTGGTGTAAAGGATGATGATGGTTTTAAGATCAATAATAATTACACGGCTTATTATAGCCGGCAGTTTGTAAAAAACAACCCTGCTTATGAAGATTATTTTGAATTCAGGGTGATCAGAAAAATGTAAAAAAATAAATGAAGATGCCAAAAACCAGAGTATGCCATGCGAGGGGCAAGCGTAAGAGAAAAAAACTAAGAGAAAAAAACTTTTTCAATCGGGTTCGTGAAAACAGGTTGAAAAAGATGGTAGCAAAAACAAAGGGTGAAACATTTCGCCGACACCAGGATAAGAACGGTGATATGGTTACAGCAAAGACACAGGCTGTACTTGTGAGGGTGGCGGCATATTATGATCATGGTCACCCGATGCGATTTAATCAGAGGCAGAAAAGAAAGCGGTGGCGCCAGAGCCCTTATTCAAGAAAAAAAGCAGCATAAGATGTACACGCCCGAGAGCATTCAATCACTTAAAGACAACGAAGTATTTGTTTTTGGCACAAACCAATTTGCAAAACATGCCGGCGGTGCCGCCATGATAGCGGCTGAAAAGTTCGGGACATTAAATGGGATTGCTCCAATTGGATTGTGCGGCCAATCGTATGGGATCATTACCACATCTTTCACCGATCAGCCCGTTTCCCTCCATTTTGTTCAACTGCAGGTAGAGGCATTATATGAGTTTGCCAGGCTGCGACCTGAATTAACTTTTTATGTCACCAAAATAGGTACTGGAATAGCCGGATTCCCAATGGCAGAAATGCAGGATCTATTCTTCCAAGTACATATACAAAAACCAAACAACATTATTCTTCCAAAGGAATTTACTACTAATTAATCAACCATCATGTCAGATCAAACCACAAACCAACTGCGAGGTTACAAGGTAACCGATAGTAATATGCAATGTAAAGGCCATCAATATGAACTAAACAAAGAGTTCGTGCATGGAGGCGCTATTAAACATTGTGTTTCCGGATTTCATTTCTGCATTAATGCTGCAGATTGTTTCGAATATTATTCATTCAATAAAGAGAACAGGGTTTTTGAAGTAGATGGATATGGTACTGTAATTACAGAAGGTAACAAAACTGTTTGTTCGCATATAAAGTTTCTCCGTGAACTGACATGGCAAGAAGTATTAGTAGTTGTGAATACTGGTAGTGATAATACTGGTTTAAGGAACAGCGGCGACAGGAACAGCGGCGACAGGAACAGCGGCAACTTGAACAGCGGCAACTTGAACAGCGGCTACAGTAACAGCGGCTACAGGAACAGCGGCGACAGTAACAGCGGCAACTTGAACAGCGGCTACAGTAACAGCGGCGACAGGAACAGCGGCGACAGGAACAGCGGCTACAGTAACAGCGGCAACTTGAACAGCGGCGACAGTAACAGCGGCTACAGGAACAGCGGCGACAGTAACAGCGGCAACTTGAACAGCGGCGACAGGAACAGCGGCGACAGTAACAGCGGCAACTTGAACAGCGGCGACAGGAACAGCGGCTACAGGAACAGCGGCTACAGTAACAGCGGCAACAGGAACAGCGGCAACTTGAACAGCGGCGACAGTAACAGCGGCTACAGTAACAGCGGCTACAGTAACAGCGGCGACAGGAACAGCGGCGACAGTAACAGCGGCAACTTGAACAGCGGCGACAGGAACAGCGGCAACTTGAACAGCGGCGACAGGAACAGCGGCGACAGTAACAGCGGCTACAGGAACAGCGGCGCTTTCTGTACCGACAATAATCCTATGGTTTGGTTATTTGACCTACCTACAAAAATTACTGTACGGGATTGGGAAAAACATAAAGCAGTAGAGTTGATGAATGCCATTGATACTACATTATGGATACCGGAAAGTGCAATGTCAGAACAGGAAAAGAAAGATCATCCTAAGTGGGAAACAACAGAAGGATATCTGAAAACTATTCCCATGAAAGAAGCCTGGGCGAATGCATGGCACAATTTCACCGATGCTAATCAAAAAGTTTTTTTAACCCTGCCCAATTTCGATGCAAAGAAATTCGAGCAAATAACTGGCATCAAAATAAAAAATGCTAAAGCAACCAAAACCAAATGATGTAATGCATCTCTGCCAGCTTATTTAATGCGGGTCATTTGGCGAGATCAATTGTTTAATCATGGCTTATATCTATCTCGGTGATCGGTTTACTGATCCTGACTTAAAAGGAAAGCCATGTGTTGCAGTTAGAAGGCCGGATGGTAAATGTATTCGTGGAAAGAACGGGAATATGCTTGTGAGTTTTGGTGGCGTGAAAGTGATTGTGCTGGCCAGGTTATTGAGAAAAACAAAGTTCAAAAGTTTAAGCGAAATAAATGCCTAAGAAATGCAGTGTAGAAGAATGTGATCAACTGGTATGGGGTATGGGTTACTGTAAAAGGCATCAATACCTGAGAACTGATAAAAAGCAGAAACCAATTGCGCCATATAGTAGCAAAAGGAAGGAAGAGAATAAGGTTTATGATTTAGAAGCAAGAAAGTTTAGAGAGGATAACCCGGTTTGTGCAATCAACAGCCCGCATTGCACACATCGGACACAAGGTGTACATCACAAAAGGGGCAGAGGTAAATACCTGCTGGATAAATCCACCTGGGAGCCGGCATGTAACCCTTGCAATCACTATGTAGAAGTACATCACCAATGGGCTATTGATAACGGGCATAAAGAAAGCAGATTATCTGTATGAGTTGGACACGGATATTAAGAGCAAAAGAGATAGTCAATAATAGACTGGTAATGGTAAGAACCAAACAAGCCTGTTATTACTGCTTTATCATATTTGATGGCATAGAAGAGGATTTTAGAACTGTGAAAAAGGAATCTGGATACGACTATACTTCATGGAAAGCTGCGATGAGTGCAGGAAAAAAGGAAGCAAAAACTTATGCCTGAAAAAACAAACATACAATGGTGCGACAGTACTGGCAACATCCAAATGGGTTGTGAAGGTTGTGAACTGGTGAAAGGAAAAGAAGTTCCTACATGCTATGCAGAAATTCTCACCCGCAGGTATAAAGGACTAAAAGGCTGGCCGGTGGCATTTGATACACCAAAATTATTTCTGGAACGATTGCCCAAAATATTAAAGTGGAGCGATCTGACAGGAAAGGACAGACCCTATAAACCGTGGCTGAATGGTTTTCCCCGGTTAATCTTCCTGAATGACATGGGCGATACTTTCAGCAGTGGAATGCCTGATGATTGGTTTGCAGAAGTGTTACCACAGTTAGCCAGCAGTCCACACCAGTTTTTAGTACTCACCAAATGGCCGCAACGGTTCGTTGAATTTTCAAAGCGGTATCCATTACCTACAAATATATGGCCTGGCACATCTGTTACCAGCCAAAAAACAGTATTCCGGGCAAAGCAATTGATTGAAATAAATGGCGGCGGTCCATTATGGATAAGTGCTGAACCGCAATGGGGAAAGACTGATTACAACATCCCCGAAATAAATAAATACAAGTGGATCGTATTTGGTGGTGAAAGCGGTCCATTGGCAGAGCCTTGTGATCTGGATGATATGTTTAAGAACATTGAGATGTGCCGGCTGCATGGAATAAAACCATTTGTAAAGCAGTTGGGTTCAAAACCAATGATGAATGGGAAAAAATTATACCAGGATGATAGCAAAGGCGGCGACATGATGCATTGGCCGATGATTTTAAGAGTAAGAGAAATGCCGGAATTAAAAATTGCAGTGTAATGGCGCAGTTACCTATACCAATGACCGATGATAGCCTGATGCCTTTTGGAAAGCATAAGGGCAAGAAGATGGCAAATGTGCCAGCCTATTACCTGATGTGGTTATGGGAGAATGCTGACAACCTGCGGGATCCTTTGAAATCATATATCGAAAAGAATCTGGATGTGATAAAAGACGAAATAAAAAAGAGCCAACAGAAGAAAAGTGCTAACAGATAACTATACAGAATTTCTAACCTCCAAAATAAAGGTTGCAGCCAAAACGGGTATTGATATTACCGGTGTGGTATTGCATGATTCATTGCGACCTGATCAAAAGGATATCGCATTATGGTCCCTTGAAAGGGGTGCAGCATTGGTAGCCCCGGATGCCGGCTATGGCAAAACGAGGATCGGTGTTGAAGTAATGAGAGTGTTGCAGGAAAAGTACGGCGGCAAAAGCCTTATAGTTACTGAACTCGGTGCCGCTGATACGTTTGTTGACAAGGATCCTGAAGTGGGTGAAGGTGTTTGTTTGGGATTAAACCTGCAATATGTAACCAACCAGGCAGAAGCGATGGCCAGCGATGCGGATATCGTTGTTACCAATTATGAAAGGGTTCGCATGGGTGAGTTTGATTTCGGCGCCTTCACTGCAGTCTGGCTTGACGAAGGCAATTACATTAAGAACATGGCGAGTGAAACGACTGATATGTTGCAACGGCAACTCCATAAGGTAAAATACAAATATGTTGCAACGGCAACTCCATCGCCCAACGAACATTTGGAGCTGGTCAATTATGCTCACGTGCTTGGTATTTGCGATCGGGGCCAGATACTTACCCGTTTTTTTCAAAGGAATTCTGTCAAAGCAGGCGAACTTACTGTTCATCCACAGCATGAAGCTGATTTTTGGCTATGGGTTTCTACATGGTGCATTGCTATTACACATCCTAAAGATTTGGGTTATGATTACCCGGGCTTTGAACTACCAAAGCTGAACCTGCATTGGATAGAAGTTAAAAACAAAAAACACATTGATGCTGGCATGACAAAAGACGGCCAGGGAAGGATGTTTATTCAGTCACGGTCCGGATTATCAGAGGCGGCAAAAATAAAAAGGGAAAGTATTGATGTAAGGGTAGAAAAGACGGTAGAGATAGCAGGGCAATTTCCTGATGATCATTTTATTTTCTGGCATCATTTGAATGATGAACTGAAAGCCCTCAATGCTGCATTTAAAGGGCACACATCATATGGGGAAATGTTTGGTAGTCAAAAATGGGAAACAAGGGAAAAGCGGATCATTGATTTTACCAAAGGTAATTTACAATACCTCGCCACGAAGCCTGAGATAGCCGGCGTTGGCTGCAACTTTCAAAAGCACTGCCACCGCTGCATATTCGTTGGCATCAATGATTCATTCAATGACATTTACCAGGCCCTGAAAAGAATACTTCGGTTTTACAATCCTTCTGATGAAGTAGATGCTTACATGCTTTACACCCCGGAAGAATATGATATCGTGCTGAACCTGCAGCGTAAATGGAAAGAGCATAATGAAATGCGGGAGATCACGATCGGCATTATCAAAAAGTATGGGCTGAATCAAACCCGGCAGATAGAGGAAAGAAGGCGAACGTTTAAAACGGATCGAAAGGTTTATAAAGGCAAATGTTTTACACTTATCGCTGCTGATTGCGTGCCGGAAGTTGCATCTGCGGAGGATAATTCTATTGACATGGATCTTTCTTCTTATCCTTTCGGCAATCATTATGAATACACTTGCAGCTATAACGACTTTGGGCATAATGCAACAAACAAAGATTTTAAGCGGCAACTGATGTATTTATTACCTGAAAAGTTAAGGTCCCTAAAGCCGGGCCGTATATGTGCCGTGCATTTAAAGAATCGTATTCATTATGGATCGGTAACAGGATTAGGGTTTAGTGTAATGCATCGTTTCACTCACATGGTTTGCGATGCTATGGAGGAGGCTGGCTACCAGTGTATGGGCTTTCATTATATCCCAACAGATGTAGTGGCAGAAAACAATCAAACGTACAGATTGGGTTTTACAGAAGCCTGTAAGGATATGACAAAAATGGGAGCTGGAATACCCGAAGAGATATGGATATTCAGAAAACCTCCGACATCGAATGCCAATGCTTATGCAGATGTGCCGGTTACTCATAATACAGCAGTGTGTTCATTCTGTGGTCACCAAAGTTTTAAAAAAGATTTTTATCGGGAAGGCGCAATACTTTGCTATTGCAGTAATTGTAAGCAGTTTTTACAGCCTTTAGAGTTGATCACAAAAGATGACGACTACTCTCTTTCGCATTGGCAGATTGATGCGGATAGCTTTTGGAGATCATCCGGCGACCGTTACCTACAGCCCGAAGAGCTGGCCGGGCTATCAATGAAACATTTGCGTAAATGGTGGAACAGGTTCAATGAAGAAACAATCTACGATTATGAAGGGCATGTTGAGCTATTAAAAATGCTCGATGATAAGAATAAACTGTCACGAACATTTACAACTCTTCCCTTGCGATCACTAACCGGATACATCTGGAATGATGTAAACCGTATGCAGGGCCTTAATATGGAACAAAGCCGGCGTAAGCAACAGAATCACATTTGCCCGATGCCATTCGATCAGGTTGACAGATGCATTGAATTATACAGTAATCCCGATGATTTAATCCGTGACACATTTGCTGGTTTATGTACTACAGGCGTTCGTGCTATTAAAAAGGGAAGACGGGCGATACTGTACGAATTGAATGATATGTATGCAAAGTGTGGCGCCATGTACATGAGAGAAACGGAGTATAGCAATGAGATACCGACATTGTTTGATGTGATAACAAAGCCGGCGTAATGTGTGATAAAGAACCGTATCCAACAGAAGCCGGTGCCCGTGAAGCTGCAAAGGGAATGGCCAAAGAGCATAAGAAAAGTATGCAGCATTACTGGTGTGAGTTCTGTGAGTGCTGGCATGTAAAGACCGAAGGAAAGAGACGGCGGAAGTTGAGAAGAAATAATAATAAGTACCCGTTCAGGTACCAACCTAAAAAGAAAAAATAATGAAGTCAGCATTTTTATTAAAAGCCGGTAACAAGTTTTCATCCGCAAACATATATATAGCGGACAAAGACAAGCACCCTGATTTTCCCGCTTATCTAAACGTTGTTATTGATGGTAAAAACCTTCGAACACTTTCTTTTTCACTTCCGAAAAAAGACATGAAATCGTTGGCGAACGGGATATTAAGAATAATAAAAACAAACCGAAAAAAGAGGTAATGCAAATAGTAATAAATTTTAGTGGCGGCAAA